TAAAACAAGCAACACCCGCAATGAAATCTGTACTATATGCTATAGGGAAAGGCAACGGATTATTCTGTGCAGTTTCTTTAGTTTTTACCCATTGGAGGGCATTGGTCAGGATTTGCCAAGAGCAATATAATAATGTTCAAACTTTGCAAATTCGATTTTGTCTAAACTAAGGCGAATGGCATTATCAAAATTGCTAGAAGAACGCTCCGTTGCTGATTCTAATATAGTGCCAACTCCTACATATACTTCCGTAAAAGCAATTGGAAATTGTGTAGGTGATGTATACCACATATCAATACGGCCCCTTTTAACTATTCCCCATTGGTTAGCATATTCCTAGGCATATCCAGCTTATTCCTGTCATGTAATCATCTATTTGTACTTTGAATGATGTTGACGTTTTAGCAATCACAGCACAAGTATGATCTAGTGCATCATTAAAGTTAGTGTTATTAGATTCTCCTACTGGAAGTGCTACGTATTTACCGTTGCAAGGAAGTATCAATGAAATAGAAATAATCCTATTAACATTTTTTCCATCTGCTATATGTCCCCATTGGCTAAAATCCAACAGCACCCCACCGTATAGATGTAACGTTATTTTGCGCAGACATATAAGTGAAGTTATTTATTGTTATTTCCTTAACAGCACTACTCGTCCAACTATCATTATCTAACGTTGACGGCGCTATGTTAGTGACTGCGACGAACGGAGGAAAAGTAAAAGGTATTATAAAGTTACTAGCTCCATCATATATAGTCCTAGCAACTGTAATGTCTGCCTTTCCCCATTGGTTACGATAAGCCTATAGCGATATAACTATGTCCATAAAATCTAAATGCAATATCAGTTGATGTTAGTTTTATTGTATCATCATAATTATTTTCACTTGGACTTCCAGTTGAAGGAGAAATAGACCCCACTGCTTTAAAAGGCGTACTAAATCTAATCGGTAATGTCGCTTTTGATTGATATTCTGATGTATTGTGAGAAGTCTGTCCCCATTGGTTATGAACCTACTGTAATCCAATAAAGCCCTGTACATCTATCGTCTACACAAGCTTTAAATGATGTCAGTGTTTTATCAATTCTACTAATAGCAGTTTCTCTATCTAAATTACTATCGTATGTAGGATTTCCTAAATATTCTGGAACTACAACAGGAATGTATTTATAACTATATGGTAGTAATAAGCTAATAGTAAATTGACGATATGCAGATAGATTATCTGTTTTATATCCCCATTGGTTAAACTCCGATAGATATCCAATGTGTTACAAATCCATTTCTGCTATCACTATGATCTAGTACGAACTTATCATTTTTGTACAAACGCGTACCAGGACAGTTTACGCCTGCACCTTTACTTGCATACACGCCGAATACCTCTTGAGTGTATGCAATAGGAAATGTAACCCAAACAGAATGTGAGTATCTATGAGCAATCTCAGCATTAGTAATAGTAGGGTCATTACGTGATTCGTTTTCAGCTCCCCATTGGTTAACTTTTCCCGACTGCTATGAAGAAATGCTCAAATCGAGCAAATGATATTGTTGTATTTGTGTACTTTATAGCGTTATCGGAGTTATTTGAGGATGGTCCTTTGGCACTATCTGGCAATCCTGTTGTGACTGCATATACATTATTGAATGCAATTGGGAAATTGGTAGTTTGCAAATACCATGAACTATCGTTTCCACGTAGTGATTTTCCCCATTGGTTCTATGGCAATAACTCAATGGCTTTGCGGAGTTCTCGCAATTCTTTATGCGTGTAGACTTTGGTCGTAATATCTCCATGCTTATGGCCGAGAATGGCACGAGTTGCAGTAGGAGATGCGCCGTATTTATCTAATAAGGTGGCTACTGTATGGCGACAGTCATGTGTTGAATGAGAACATTTGATAGCCGTCATTACTGATTTAAACTGCTTGCTAAATTGAGCATAAGAAACAGGTAGTATTTTATCAGATGAATCCTGATACAGAGTTGTAACTATTGGTAATATTCGACTATGAATAGGAATTAACCGATTACGGCCAGCCTCAGTTTTGGATTGACGTACTATAAGACATTTAGTGCGGAGGTTAATATCGTTCTTACATAACGATAGCAATTCACCGCATCTCATACCGGTATAAAGAAGTATTAGAGTGCCATATGTATCGGTAGTATTAAGGCACCATAATCGGTTAATTTGTTGACGAGTGAATGGCTTATGAGGATACACACTAACATCATGGCCAAGGTTTAAGAATGGAGTGTAATCTTTAATATCAACATCATTAACAATTGCATACTTCGATAATAATGAAAGTAATGTGCGGACCTTCTTGGCAGATGCATAAGAAAGGCCATTATCTCTCATATTATCAATCACGCATTGCATATCAGAATATTTGATTAAGTTAATAGGAATATTAGCAATTGATTGAATATGATCATAGGCAATGCGATATGATTCAATGGCTGATTTACTCACAATTCCAATGCGAGTAGGCAGCCATTTTTTATATAAACTTTTAAATGTTTCAACACATGCACTTTTGCGGTGCATGCGAAGATACGCATTTCTTGGGTAGTGCTTAACAGTACTATTCATATGTTCCTCCTTATTAATAACGAAAGGATAAAAGAAATGAATAATTATATCCACGTACTTGATGCGGAAGGTCGACGTATTACATCAATCGTCGATAGTATGTTAGCACCAATTGGTGAGAGTGCTTTACTTGAACAAGCTAAAGCTCAATATCCAGATGCGGCTGACTATGTGTATGGTGATGATGCTATGCTTGATGAATTTTTAAATGGTAAAGCATACGTAAATGGTGCTTTCATTGATATTCCAGTAACGGAATATGAACCGACAAAAGCGGAACGTATTGCACAAATTCGCAAATACTATGACGAACGATTTGCAACGTTAGACCAAGCGTTACTACGTAGACGGTTAGCTAATGTGCCATATGATGATTTACAAGCACAATTTAAAAAACTCAATGCCGAAATGGTGGCCAAGATTAAGGAGGTAAAATAATGGATAACTACGAAATCAAATCTGATGTACCAGTGATGCACTTTTGTGAATACTGTTGGGCAACTTTGAATGAGGACGGCACGTGTCCGACAGAAGGATGCGTGCACAATGATTTAATGGCTTTAGATAAAGAAGAACCATAAGGGCATGGGGGGAGTGAATGGATATTCTTAATGATATTTTAATCATGCTCATAAGTGGGGTATCGCATGAACATTTAGTTAGTATGGGAGTAGTGATTATTTTAACCACTACATTGTTATTTGTGGACACTATACAACGAATTGCTGCAGAAGTGTTGCGATATAACAAGGATAATCACAGGCCTAATAATCCTATTACGCTACTAACAACGTTAACCTGGTACGGCTGGGGAAAAGGTAAGTATATTGATAAAACAACCGGGGAACGGCGTAGATATTTAATGAGTGAGCGCCTAAGAGGTGATCTGTTAAAGAAACTATGCATACAATATCCGGCATGGATGATACTATCCATTGTATTTATTTCATTACCTGATATTCCTATTCCAAATACAGACTTATTCCTAGACCATATTTTTTCGTATGCGTTTATGTTGATACCATTTTTTGCCGAATGCTGGTCAATCATTGAAAACCTACGTGAAATGGTAGAAGATGACCTAATCGACATCGGCAAGATATTTCAATATACGATTGAAATTATAAAGGCATGGAGGGGCAATGGATAAGTCAGCTATCATTAACTCAATCAAAAAATCATATCAATCTGTGAGGGTGGCTAACTTCCACCCTACAGGTGTTCTTGCTACAAGGGTACTAGTACTAACCATGCTAGTACCTATTTTGCTAGTGGTGGTTGAGTACATTATGGTGTTCATTCAAGGGTATGTTTCTGATGATATGAATAAATTGATTAATGTAGGTATTAATATCATAGATCATATATTCATTCCGTCAGTATTAACTGCATTGGTTGGTTTCCTTGCCTTATGGATAGATAAGGACGGAAACGGAATACCTGACAAATTAGAAGAACAACCTAAATTACCACCATTACAAAACATGCCAGAAAGGAGTGATAAGAATGAAAAAAGGATTTGATATTTCAGCATGGCAAGAGAACGAAAACGGAACACCTTATTATGATGAGTGCCACATGCAGCAAGCAAAAGAAGAAGGCAATGAATTCGTAATCATTAAATTAGGTGAAAACTATAACGTTGATGAATTCTTTGAGCAACACATCACTGCAGCATTAAGTGTAGGCCTTGAAGTTGGTGTATATTATTTCAGCCATGCATATGATGAGGCCGCCGCAGTACAAGAGGCGGAATGGGTGATTAACACGCTCAATAGTTATGGATATACTGATTACCATTTACAAGCTGGTGTTTGGTATGACTACGAAGAACACCGTCAATTACGTAATATGATTAATGCAGGAGCATTAACAAGCCAAGGAATGACTAATTGTATTAGTCGGTTTGTAAATACATTATGGAGTGCAGGATTTCAAAATGTAGGTGTGTATAGCGGATATTCTCTATTGTGGGATGAAACATATGCATACAGTCAAATGCCTAGCGTTCCTGTATGGTGTGCACAATATGATTCACAATGTGATTATCCAAATATCAGAATATGGCAATATAGCGATTGCGGAATGGTAGCTGGCAAAAAAATTGATGTCAACTATATGTATGATTAGGAGGAAGTATGAATGACAAAATCAAAAACTTTATTCACGCTCATTACATCTCTGTTCCTATTTGTATTGTCCTTTGTATCATTGCCTGTATATGGTTCTACGCCGACAGATCAAGTAATATTGACACGACAGGAATACAACGAGCTACTGATGAAGTTCGAAACGCTCAACAATACAATCAACGAGCAATTGAAGATAATAGACGAGTTAGAACAGCAATTGAACGTAGCACAGATGTCAACGAGCGAATCGAAACAAGAATTAATAGAATCGATGAACTTAATCAAAGAACAGAGGGAGCAATTACTAATAGCCAAGAACACATTAGAGCAGCAAGAGAAAACGCTATCAATGCAAAACGAATCATTGGCGAAGGTGAACGCATACTTAGAAATGCAGATGAGAGAACTCAAAAGAATCAAGATGCAACAAAGGAACAGTAAGATATTAAATATATTATTGGGAGGAACAGTTGTTTATTTAGTTGCAAAAAATTGAGGTGATCCATATATCTCCATAGCGTGTAATGGTGGATACACGCAACTATCAACCAATGGTTTACAGTTGAGTAGTAAAGTAATTGTTTATAACTGAATAGCATAATAAATAGCCTATCAGCTTAGAATAAAATCTAGGTTGATAGGCCTTTTTGTTTGTAAATGATATAATATAGGCAAGTAGTATTTTAAAAATCATGGGGGAGTATATGGATACTATATTAAATGACTACATTCAAGACTATTTACATTCAGACAAATTCATAGAAATGTTAGAGTATTTTATTGCAAAATATAATGAGAATGCAGATAGTATCAGAAAAAGCGGATTACATAAGAGTGCAGAATTTTTGGATGATGCCAAAGATAAATTATTAGTGATTTTAGATAAAATAAAAGCTGGCGAAATGTTGGATAAATCTGATGCGGACATTATATTAAACAACATACATTTATCCGTCCCTAAAAAGAAATGATAGCATATAATACAAAAGCCTACTAACCTAGATTAAATCTATGTTGGTAGGCTTTTTTTGTTGTTAAAATTAAAAGAAAACGCTTGCTTTTATACTCGATATAGGGTATAATAATATTGTAAGGAGGTGATACAAGTGGACATAATAGAAAAGCTAACAAGTTTAGCAAATGCGCTAACGCCACTGCTACTGGCACTAGCAATACTAAAACTTGTTAGCAAAGAGTAAAAAGCAGGCGGGTGAAAGCCCCGCCACCTTCTTAACATCATTGTAAATCAACGAGGTGAATTATGCAATATTTAGAATGGTTGATTAATATAGCAACTATTATTGTTTTGATATTAGTAATTAAACGTTTAGTTAGAGGGTGATGTAATTGAAATTTGAGTTAGATGATATCATGACAACACAAGAGGCTGCAGAACGGTGGAATGTTACTGCGGACTCATTGAAACAGAATTGTAGAGGTCGTGTAAAGAATGGTTTTAAAGAAGGCGAGTTTAAGAAGTCGGGGAAAATGTGGCTTGTAACTCGCCAAGGAATGGAAAGGCTATATGGTGAAGAAGTGGATCATAATATATAATATATATATTCTAAATGACATCATTTTGACATCATTTTATTTAAAAATATAGTGAAATATATAACTATATAGATATTAATAATGTAGATAACTACTGGATTTGTTGGTTTTGTAAATATGTGTTAAATGCCACGCCATCTTGAGGGGGTGGTGAGCGTACGCTCGTGAGGGTTCAAGTCCCTCCAACCGCACCAAAATATAAGGACCTACAGTTCACTGTAGGTCCTTTTTACTATGACTTTAAAAGTTGTAGGTGTATATAGGAGAGAGAAATGAATAAGAAATATTTTGTACTGATGCTGTTTTCACTAACATTATCTAGTCATTTTAGTTTAGCGGCAACAGTGGACGGGATAAACTCCAATACTAGTGCTGAACTAAAAAATAATGCAAAGTCAAACCAGTCTGTACAAACTAAAGCTCCTGTGAAATTAGATTTTATTGAGATTATTCCTGGTGCTTTTAAAGCTGTTATAAGGGATAAGTCTATAAATCCCAAAAAGCTTTCAATTGAAGATGAAATTACATTAGAAAGGAAGGAGAAGGAGTACGCATCTCACCGATTAAAAATATCAAAAAAACCTGATTTTGGAAGTAAATACAAAACGTTTGATCCACTTTATAATGATAAGGATGAACAAGCACTAAAAGAAATTAAAAACTATAATACTAAAGCAACACGTAATCAAGGTTATTTTATTGGTGGTCGAGATAAACCTTTACGCATCGTGAGCCCATATATGAAAAAGAATGGTCAAGGTGAGATTAATCTAACAAATTCCATTAATACTAAAGATTATAGAACGCGTGCTGATAGGGACAAAGCAAATGAAAAGGCAATTCGAGAGTATTTAGATCAAAATAAAGGCCATGATTTATTTACAGTTCGTTCTAAACAGGAAATAAAAGAGTCACTAGAGAGCCTGTTTAAACCTATAGAATTAATTGAGTATCCTATCAATAATCCCAAAGATTATAAAATGATGCCTATGATTCCTGGTTTCCCAAAGAAAATACCTGGTTTTGCAAAAAATATTCATATGCATAGTAATCCAAGTCTTTTTCAAGGTAGGGCTTATGTACAATTTGCATTTGGCGGCACACCGGAACAATTAAAGCCATATATTGATGAAGCACGTTCTAACTCTAAAGTGGTTCTTTCAAAATCTGATTTATCCAATGTGTATGTTAAACAATTTATTGATTCGAAGATGGACTATGCAGATTCCCTGTCTGCATTAATCCCAAGGTCGATATTAACCGTAAAGAATACAACCGTGCCGATGGGAAAATTAGTACAAGAACGATTAGATCATCCTATTGATAAATCTGTAGATGAAATATATGAATTAGAAAATCAAGTACTAGCAGAATTTAATAAGGTACAGATTGCAGATGAAGACAATAGTGCAAAGTATAAGAGATATTTTGAAACTCGTAAACGAATACAGGACGCTCGAGATGCATTAAAGCCTAAACAAGATTATGAAAATAAGCGTTCCAAAGATAAAGTGTATCCAACTTATACTGAAAAAGAAAATCGAAAGCATCAGCAACAATATTTGCATAGATTGTCATTTAATGAAGATTCAGTAGAAATACCTGATAATTATGTATTATATGTATTTGATTTTGGTGGCAGTTGGAATCATCCCTATTCTTTAGGTGCTGCAGTCAGTCCAGATAGAAACTATATCATTTATTTCTGCCAACAAGGTTGATTATAAAACAATAAAAGGTAGCAACATATATATTGCTACCTTTTTTGCTATATCCATCTAGGCAGAACTTCATATTATATGTACAATCATAGTAATTAATAATATATATTGTTTTGGGAATGAGAGTGTTTTATGAAATTTAACTATGGCGATACATTGCGTATCCGAAGTGATTTATATACGATCTTAGGCAAGATACGCTACATTAATACTCATGGGCATATATGGTATGAGTATAAATTAGTTAAACATAGTAATAACAAGGCATTTTGGCTTCGTTGGGATAAGAAGAGAGATGCGTACCAGTTTTCCAAGTTGTGTGGTAAAGCACAGCCAGTAGATATGAAACCCGTAGATAGTGGTTATAAGATGGTAACGGGCACTTGGGGTGAGGTGGATGTAGGTACTACTGATACTGCTAAATATAAAGAGTATGAAAATGGTGATGGCACTGCTACCTTTTCTGTTCAAGAGTGGGCTTTTGAAACGAACTATTCAAAAGGCTTTTACATTAATAAAGAATACGTATCTGTGGAGAAAGATGTAGAGATGACCGATACCATTAAAGATAGAATGGATACGGTTAAGATAATGAAGTTCGTAGGACCTATCGTTTGGATTTTGGCAAACGTACTAATTTTTATGCCAAGATTTGATATACAAATCCTGCATGATATACATAATTTCCTTACCTGGCCTTATATAGTAGGCGGGAATATAATCCTTGGCTTCATTGTATTTTTTGTTCTCTTTAAAAGATAGCATCTAGAAAATCAGGGACACACTATACTAAAACAAAAGGTAGTAACACATATCAATGTTACTACCTTTTTAGTTTGCTTAGGATTTTGTTGTTATTAGTTAGCTTCAGCTAGTTGAAGTTGTTCTAGTTCTGCTTCTTTAGCATCTAATTCTTTTGCACCAAAGTGAGCTAGTACACAGAATGTAACACAAAGAATACATGCTACCAATAAGAGATAGAAACCTGCGTTCCAACCAAATTTGTCAGCTAATACACCGAATAGTGTTGTACCGAGGTTGGCACCTACAATGTAGCTCATGAAACCGCGAAGACCAACGGCTGAGCCTACAGCAAATGGAGGTACAATATCCATGGTTTGAACAGAGGCTAGGAATTGAGGAATATAGATTAAGCAACCCACAATAGCAGCGAAGAATGTAACCCATAAGAGGGATTCGCTTTGCCAATAGCCGAAGATACAGAAGAAGATAATGCTTACGGCGATAATTGCTGGTGGCATACGATAACCTTTAAAGAATTTATCGGAAATATAACCTGCAAAAATTGTAGAAGGTATAGCCGCCCATTCAAAGAATAAGAATGCGATAGACATCTCTGCTTTGGAGAATCCTTTTACTTGTAATAGATAGATTGGAAGCCAAGTAAGCATACCAAAACGAATCATATACACGAAGGTATCTACTAATGATACGTACCAAGCGTTTTTATTTTTTAATACGTATTTTACAAAAATTTCTCTTGTACTCATGTGAGGTGCTTCAGAGCTTCTATGTGCTTTGTGAGCAGTATCAGCTATGATTTCACTTGTTGGTGGTAAACCTTCTCGTTCTGGACTTTCTTTAATTAAGAAGACAATAGCGATAGCCACAACTATGGCAATAATTGCTGGAATACCATAGCTACCTAATTGCCAATGATCCGTAGTGGTGAAGTATAACGCAGCTGCAACGATTGGCGCTACGATACCGCCACCAAGATTGTGTGAGATATTCCAAATTGCACCATAACGGCCGCGTTCTTGTTTT